AGAGTAGGTACTCAAAAACAGAGAATCCTACAGTACTATTGGGGTACAGGCTCTACAGTAACAAACAAGCAGTTAGTATCTAGATACAAAATTATGAAACCAACAGCAAGAATTTGTGAGTTGAGACAAGATGGTTTTGATATCAGATCACTAAGATTTGTTACAAGAGATACTAAAAGAAGTGCGGTAAAATACCGTATTATGCAAAGAAAAGTTGCCTAATTAGACAACTTTTTTCACTAAAGCCAGTAAAGTCCTTGATTTTACTGGCTTTTTTTATGGCCAAAAAGAGGTTGACAATATCCTATTTTATGTTATATTAATACTATGTTAAACACAATAACAATAATAACAATAAACAGGAGGTGTAATTAACATGGCTGATATAAACACAAAGTACACATACGTACTAGAGGCATTAAGAGCTGACGGTAAAAAAGTAATGAGATTTACTAACAAACCAGAAAACAGAGCTCAAGTATTAATCAATAACGGTTACAAACCAGTTGATGAAACTAGCAAAGTAGAGTTTGTTAAACTTGAAATGCCTATGACTAAAGAAGAATATAAGTCTTCTTTAAAAATCAAAGCACAAAACGTAGCATAAATTTATTGAAAAGAGCCCCGGTAACGGGGCTCTCAATAAAGGAGAAAACAATGAAATCAAATCTTTTAAAAACTCTAGCAATTGGAACAATGGCATTATTGCTAACAAATTGTTCTGCTACTAGTCAAACTGTATCTAAAAAAGACACATATACACTAGGTGGTGCTATTGTTGGTGGTGTAATTGGTAACCAATTTGGTAAAGGCAAAGGCAAAGATGCGGCCACTATACTAGGAGTAATCCTTGGTTCACAGTGGGGATCAAACGTTGGTGCTAAACTAGATGAATACGAAACACTTAAACATGAACAGGCCGCCTATCAAGCATTTGAAACAATGCCAGATGGTCAAGTGGTTAAATGGTCAAATCCTAATAACAACACACAAGGTGGCGTTGTAGTAACTAGCACATATTATATAGAAAATGGCCAAATTCCTTGTCGTTCGTTTATTCAAGAAGTACAAATTGGTGCAAGAATGGAACAAAGTCAAGGTGTTGCTTGTAGATCTGCAGAAGGTAAATGGATCTTAATGAAAGATCCAAAAGTAAAGATTGAAAACGGTATGCAAGTTACCAATGATAAAGGTCAATATATGCTAACACCTGTTGGTGTTGGTTGGTAATTATTCAAAAGTTTCTCTAGCAAAAGGTTCTCTAGTAGGGAACCTTGTTAGAATTGTTCCTACTTTTTCTGTTTCTCTATTACCGTCACTGTTTCTAGTATAAAGAGTATTCGTAAAATATAAATTTCCTTCATCGTTAACTTTAACTGATAGTCCGTCAAATGTTGATGCTGTAGTGGCTGTAGGACCATTCATATGAATTACTCCTGCAGGAGTACTTTCTACATGGTTTCCTGCTGACGTTAGAATGTTTGTATCTCCAGTTGTAGAAGTTAAATTGTTCGATGTTGCTGTTAGATAAAATTCTTTTCCAGATGTTAATGTTGTCGCATCAACAGTTTTAATGTTTAATGCACCTGCTATATCTAAATTAAATGCACCGTTAACAGCAGTTAACATGTTTGTGGTATCGCTAGGTTGATTATTGGTTGTTTGATGTGTTTTAACATTTATATTTCTACCTGATTCGATATTTAAATCTCTGTCTGCACGTAGGTTTATATCTTTGTGTGAACGAATACTAATTGAATCATTTGCCCAGACATCTATTTTACCACTGTCATCTATTTCAACCCATCCTGTACCTTTTTTATTGATAATATACACGTTACCATTTGTTTCATCTAACAATATTTGAGCACCGGATTTGGTTCTTAATCTAATTAACTGTTGATCACTGTCATCCATTACAAATTGGTTTGCACCTGGTGTTAAAATACCGTATACTTGTGATGGGGATTCACGTCTTGCAGAAGAACTTGTTAGTCCTCTGGTTTTATCTTGTTCCAGTCCTTGTTCTTTCAAACCATTAAAATGAGGGGTATGTGATGGACGTCTTACGTTATCTGTAGGAGTTTGTCCGGTTTCGTCTCTATTGGTTTTCCAGTCAATGTTATCTGCTTCATCTGATGCTTTGTTGTACTCTGCAACAGGAACTTCTAGTGTTTCTCCCTCGTTTGCAGTGAATGTTTTTGATCTTGCAATACCAGGAACCATATGGTTCATAAAAGATTGATACATGCATCCTATTACAACACCTCGTGCAATATCACCATTGATAAACATTACCAATACTTTGTTGCCTGCATCTGGTGGTACCATCCACATACCGTATGATTTTTGTGTTCCGTTAAACGTTTTGTCAGGATCTTCTTGTCCAGGTGCTGTAGGATCACCTGTAGCAATTGTATCTTTTAGATTGGTTGTGCCTGCAAACGGAGAACTCCACTGCACAGTGATATCTAAATAACTCTGTGGATCGTTTTCTTCGATAAAATTTACATTACTGTTTGTGTTTGCTAATCTAACCTTTAATCTACCATTTTTTTGAACATCTTTTGCTGAAACAACAACTGCTTCATATATTCCATCGTAGGTGAATACATCCCCTATGCCCCGTAATCGTTCTTGTGCCGGATGTCTTATTTTTGATATTGATGATTGTTTGTGTGTGGCCATTTTATTCTTCTACAACCGGATTAAACGGTTTTTCTTCCTTGTATTGTTCTAATATACTTATGTCTGAAATAAATGCTTCTTTTACACCTTTGATGTTTTGTATAAATTGGCCTCCTGTAAATGAATTGTTAATTTGTACTACAGCATATACTCCGTTAAGCATTTGTTCTTTTCCTTCACGATTTGGATTTGCTAAACCTGTTTCTGGATCAGGTTCGCCAGCACTAGTAATTGCTCTAAACAGCAAATAGTTTTCTCCTTCATAATAACTTGCTGACCTTGTAAATTCTGGATCTCTTTCTGATTCTAACCAAAAAGGATCACCTTTTATATCCATATCCATTGCAACCAAGTCTGCACTAAAATCTGTTAGAGATGCTTCAATAACAGAATCAAAATGGCCTTTTCCGGGTTGTGAGCCATCAGCATTAAATTTATTTCTATAATCGTTTGGTACTGCTCCCCACATAATTTCAAATGGTTTTTTAGATGCATCAATTGATTCTGCTATCTTTTTTTGATCTAGTGTTTCTGCATATTGTTGTATGTCAAGTCCAGTTGCAGATATATCTGTTGAATATTGTAAATCTTTATCTACCACATTGTTTATAACTGCCGCTCTTTGTTCAGCTAATGTATCTATGTCTTTTAGTTTTTCAGCTAGAACTACATCACCTTCAAAGGTGCCATCTTTAACACCGTCAACGTATAATTCAATTAATTTTTGTCTTTCTGCTTTAAAAGTGTTAAGGCTCGCTCCTTCATCTATGTCGTTCAACGTCTGTTGATTTTCGTCACTGCTTTTTACAATATTGTTAGATTTATTTTTTAAATACGATGCCCACGAATCTCTAACAACATTTTGTTGTTCTTTAAATTTAGCAAGTGTTTCTGCTGATTTAGTAATTTTTGCATGTGTATCATCAGAAAGTTTTGAATAAATTCCTCTGTAACTGTGTAGTGCAAAGAAAAACTGATTATTATATTTGATATCAAATCTCAATACCTTGTCATTTAATCCTGTAAACAGATAATCATATCTTTTACTTAGAGCTTTATAAGGTCTTGATTTGCTTTGTCCTAGATCGCCACTGACCAATGCTTTGATTTTTTCTTCAGCAACTTCTGTTGCTTTAGCCCAAACACCTGGAGCAATTTCTGGACGCAGTGTGGGAAATAATGAAATTGTATAGTGATACTCTTTTGCAAATTCGTTACGCAATACATCCCATGTTATTATCTTAGTATCTACTTTGATATGGAATATGTGTTTTACAAAGTTAGTAATATCTTCTGAATTAGAAGAATCAGCATCTGTGCTGTTGCCAATGTCCATTCCTTTAGCAAGTTTTTGTAATTTTTTAGAGTGAGATAATCCAAATTCTAAAACCCTATCAATACTAGTTCCTTGTGGGATTCTAAACATCATTGTATCTGCATCAAGTTGAACACTGTCACTTAAATTTGTTGATGCTTTTTCTAAAGTATCTGTATCTAATAAAAAATCGTAACCTATTATTTCTTTGGTATAGTCATCTAGGTGTATATAGTATTCGTCAAGTACTCCTTTTTCGATAGCCAACTTATCTAGTTCGTTTAGATTCATAGTTTCCATTACAGAATCAACAAGACTGTTTACAGTTTTTAGGTTTGATAATTGTAATGGTCGATCTGTTTTGTACGCTTTTTCATTTAATCCTTTATCTCCAGATCTTACTGCTCGTATCATATACGAAGCACCTCTGGTATCTACTGTAGCCTCTACTGCTATAATCTCAATTAAAAACTGTCTTGAGGCAGTAGGAATTGGATCTATAATTTCTCCTGTTTCAGGATCTCTTCCAATAAATTTTAATTCTAGTAGATACGTTGCTTTTAATCCGTCTGGTAATCCTAATGATATTGCTGAATTAACTAGTGTATCTGTGAATGAGGCATTTAATGGTTGTAGTATGTTTATTTGAAAATCTACAGCACCGGTCAAACGTTTACCATTGTTTACTGGACCTGCAACTGCGTTAATCTGTACATCAGCAATACTAAGCACAGTACTACCAGTTTCAGCAATAATCATTTTATTATCTGAAGGAGTCCATTTTGAAAATCCAGGACCACTAAAATTTGTACTAAGAATATGTTCTTGTGCTGAGGCCGTATCTCGTTCAGAAAGCATAGATAATGTAAAGTTGTATGTGACTGTGTCATAGTCGTGTAAAATATTTTTTTGAAAAAAGTCATCGTATCTTGGTTCTTGCTGTGCTTCTAGATCTTCGCCATCGTTATCTTCGTTTTGTTTATATCCTGGACGAACAATATCATTTGGAACTTTTGTATATTTTGCCGCTTCTTCTATTGTATTTTTTGAACCTTCACCTTCAAACTCACCGTATGATCCCACCTGTGGGTTACTTACACCTGTTGAACCAGTACCAAAACTACCCACTTGTGGGTTAACTAATGGATTCGCTAGATTGTTTGGGTCTAGTCCGCCTGGTGTTTGCTTTTTTCCGTCAAATATTTTTTTATACCATGGTTTTTCATCTGGATTTGGTGTTTCTTGTAAAGGATTTAACAGATCTCCTTGGCCGTCGGTTTTCATAGCATTTTTATATTGAGCCATGGTAAAGTTTTCATAGATATCTTTTTGATCTTGCAATTCTAATTGCTGATTGTGTATGTTTTTAGATCTTTGGTTGTTACTTTCTAATTTACTTTCTAGGTTTTTTGATTTTAAATAATATGGCGATCTTGGATTAACTGACCTTCCGCTATTTTCTTCAAGTTCTTGCCTAATAAGTCTATTTTCTTTTACTATTCTATCTTCCTCATTTACTAATTGCTTAAATTTCCAATCATACATAGTGTCGTTATCACTCATGTTGTAACGATCTTCATATTCAACCGAAGGAATTTTGTTTATGCTCTTTAGAGTTTTTTGTTGCCAATCAGAATCTGTGCTGGCATCTTTTTTATTTTTTTCTATTCTAAGTTTTGAATTTTTTACCGCGCCGGCCATAATATTACCTCACGTTTTCTATTTTTGGAATTCTAATTGTAACACCTGCTCTAAAATCTTGTATAGGATCAATTATTGTATTTTTGTTTCTCATAGCAAATAACCACCAATATCTAGAACTGCCAAAACGATCATATGCTAATAGATCTGGACGCATGTCGTATTTTGATTCAATAGTGTATGTTTCGTCAGTACGATCATTGACAACAGATCTTTGAGTCATAACATCTAGATAATCACCACGAGTATTGGTTTTATTGTAAGGACTTTGTTTGTTATATTTTGCCATTAGTAGTATCCTTTATTAAGTAAGCCACCTTTTCTAAATTCTTCAAGATTAAACTCATCTCTAAGAGCACTTGGATTCGGAGCTACCATAATATCAACAAATATGTTTAGTACTAAAGGCACGTATGAATTTGCTAACATTTGATCTAGTGTAGGGTCAGATCCAGGTCTTACTGCTGTTGAGACACTTTGTCTAACAGGAACATAATCGACATCTTGATCTAAACCAAAAGCAACTGTTCTAACATAAACAGGTGTGCGATTAAACATAGCATCGCCATAGGCACTAAAGGCCAATTTAGGTGGCGGAGTTCCTTTGTTAGGATCACTTGCTCCAAAATTTGATTTAGTTACTGTTCTAAAAAAATGAATAACTGCCATCATATATTCTGCTTCTTCTTGTGTGTGGGCACCAAAAACACCAGTTACTGTTGCTGTTGGTGATGATGTTTTTTGATAAGCAAAATAATCATAGTTTGTGTGTGCTAAATCAAATTGGCCATAGTTTACATTAGCATGTTGAACCTGTATCATAGGTGTATACGGAAACATTACGCCTCCGGTTTTCCACAGTGGTTGTAAAATGTTATCAGCACTATTTGGTCCAAGAACTAACTCTTTTGCTTGGTTTGTTTTTCCCATAGGTTGAATCTTTGCTCTATAATCTTTTGCCATTTTAATATCCTAGTTATAGTATTATTTATTGAAATTATTATGTGCGTAGTTAATAAAAAAGATACTTGACTTTAGGTTGTTTATGTTGTATTATTAATTAAATATATAAGGAATTACAGTGTGGCAAAAAGAATAAATTACCTAAACAACAAAGATATGTTGGCTGAAATACATAAGAGCAAAAACTCTTATTGTTATTATAAAAAGCCAGAATATGCTGATTATGATATCATTTTAAATGATATTGCTAAAATTAATAGATTATCAATTTCACAAGCACGTAAAAACAGAGCAGAAACCATGCTACAAGCCAAAGTTGAAGAACTTGGATTAAAAAGATCACAGTATGACGAATACAGAGAAGATCATTTAAATATTCCTGTAACTGATCTTGTGTTTAGAGTTATGACCTATGACCATATACCAGATGAAGAAGGTCGTAAACTAAATCCAAAAACTATAGCAGACACAAAAGTTAAATTAAACTTTCCACCTTTCAAACATTATAAATTAGATAAAAACAATAAACCATATGAAGTTGGAAAAAGTCACCATGCTGGACATAATCAGTTCAGTTTAGATCACGGTACAATTACACCAAAACTAGCAAACATGTTTATTAAACTATGTCAACGTTATGGCACAAGATCAAACTGGCGCGGATATACCTACAATGATGAAATGCAAGGACAGGCACTACTACAACTTTCTCAGATTGGTTTACAGTTTGACGAAAGCAAATCACAAAATCCATTTGCTTATTATACAGCAACTATTACAAATTCATTTACAAGAGTTTTAAACATGGAAAAGAAAAATCAAAACTTGCGTGATGACTTGCTTGAACAAGCAGGGGCTATGCCGTCACTTACAAGACAAATGAAAAATTCTGAAGAATTAGCAAACATAGAACAAGCACAAAAAGAAGAAAAAACTACAAAATAATATGGCACAATTTTTTAACAAGGCGGCCTGTTTTACAGACATACATTTTGGTATGAAGAACAATGCACGTCAACACAATATAGATTGTGAAAACTTTGTTACATGGTTTATTGACGAAGCAAAAAAACGTGGTTCAGAAACCTGTATATTCTTAGGTGATTGGCATCATCAACGTTCAAGTGTTAATGTATCAACATTAAACTATTCTGTGTCTAACCTAAAAAGACTAGGTGAAGCATTTGAAAAAGTTTATTTTATTGTTGGTAATCATGATTTGTTTTACAGAGACAAGAGAGAAATTTCGTCAGTGGTATTTGCAAATGAAGTTCCTAATGTGCATGTAGTTGATGAATGGATTATTGAAGATGATGTTGCTATTATTCCATGGCTGGTTGGCGATGAATGGAAAAAGGTACAAAAAATAAAATGCAAGTACATGTTTGGACACTTTGAATTACCACATTTTAAAATGAATGCTATGGTAGAAATGCCAGACATTGGTACTATTAGAAGTGATCATTTTAAAAATGCAGGACATGTATTTACTGGGCACTTTCACAAAAGACAACATTCAGGCAATATATCTTATATTGGTAATCCTTTCCCACACAACTTTGCAGATGTATGGGATGATGACAGAGGTGCAATGTTCCTTGAATGGAACAAACAACCAGAATATAAAATATGGCCAGATGCACCAAAATACAGATCAATCGATTTAAGTAAATTACTCGAAGATCCAGAAACTGTGTTAGAACCAAATTCATATATCAGAGTCAAAGTAGATTTAGATATTTCATATGAAGAAGCAAATTTTATTAAAGAAA